AAAAACCAATTAAATTAAATACTAAATTTGTAAATTAAAACAATATATATATGGACCCAAATGAAAAAATACAACTAGACGATATTACTTTTGATGATGTTATTGGAGGTGATGGAGTTGACACAGTTGCTGAGGTAGAACCTATCGAAGAGGTAACTGAACAAAACGAAGAAGTACAAGAAGAACCACAAGCTGAACTTGAAGATACTGATGAAGAAGAAGAGCTTGAGGATGAAATAGAAGAGGAAGACGAGGAGGAAGAAGAAATAGAAGAAGAGTCTGATGATGAAGAAGTTGAATCTACTGAAGATTCTACAGTTGTATCAGAAATACTAGATAGCTTAGGTTATGAAGGTGAGTATGATGATACAGCAGAAGGATTAACAGCAATGACTAAAGATATAGCTTCTCAAATGGCAGACGAAAGAATTGATGAAGTTCTTGAGAAATTTCCGTTAGTTAAAAAACATATGGAATATGTATTAGCTGGAGGAGAATCTCAAAAATTTATGAAAGCTTTTGATCCTACTTTAGATTATAATCAAATGGACATTGCAGAAGATGACTCAAGAAGTCAAAAAGCAATTCTTACAGATTACTTTAATCAAAAAGGACATGACGGAGACTTTATCAAAGAAATGCTAGAAGATTATGAAGACTCTGGTAAATTATTTAAAAAAGCAGAAGCAGCAAAACAAGCTTTAGGTAAAGTACAAGCACGGGAAAAAGAGCAATTAGTAGAACGACAAAGAGCAGAACTACAACAGCAACAAGAAAAGCAGATGGAGTTTTGGAATGGAGTTCAAGAGACAATTAAAGAATCAAAAGAGTTTGCAGGATTGCAAGTTCCAGAAAGAGAAAAAACAAAATTCTTTAACTATCTCTCGAAGCCGGTAACTAAAGAAGGTTACACACAGCGTGATTTAGATCACTCTGAAGCTGAAATGGATGTAAAATTAGCTATAGATTATTTAATGTATAAAGGATTTAATCTAGAGAATATTATAAACAAAAAAGCAAAGACAACGGCTACGAAAACATTGAGACAAAAAATAGCTAAGAACGAGGAGACTGTAAAAAGTGCTCGTAAAAGATCAACACGAAAGAAAAGTTTTGATTTAGATAATTTAGATCTCAGTATTTAAAGACATACCTTAACAGGGAAATAGGTACCCTATAAAATTTTATAATAAAATGGCAGTAAATGGAACAAATATAAGCGTTCAAAAGACGTTTTACAATGATTCGCAAATGACTGATATGAACAGTCTAGCAAATGCATTGTTGACTAAGCCTACTGAACTGTCTCCAATTATTACTCATTTAGCAGGAAAAGACGATAAAAGATTCCCTCTATCTTTCTTAACAGAAGGAGTTGGTAACACTAAGTCTATTGACCGATTAGAGTATGAGTATCGTGTGGCAACACATAGATTAAGAACGAGACCAGTGGCAACAGCAAATGCAAACGCAAACTTAGGTTTGGGTGGATCTTCTTTCGAATTAGAATTTCCTGACAAACACTTCGTATTCCCATATGTGTTAGTATCTCAATCAGGGGCACAAGCACGTATAATGAAAGCACCTGAGCAAGTAGCTGGGGGATCTTCATACAAGTATACACTACAGTTAGTTAACCCTGTAGCTTCAGCAACTTTACCTGCAGCTGATGCGGTAGCGGGAGCACTTTGGGCTCAAATGTATGCACCTGTAGGAGTTGACTTCTCTAGAGGTAATGCTTCTAACTGGGAAACTCCAGGTAAAGTAAGAAACAAACTAACTACGGTTAGAAAATCTTACCACATGTCTGGAAACGCTAAAGATTTTGTAGCAGAATTTTCTTTACCAACTAAAGGAAGCGGAACTACTAAACTTTGGATGGACTACGAAGAGTACCTACACATGCTTGACTTTAAAGAAGAGTGTGAGTTGTACTACTGGTACGGTCAAAAAACATACGATGCAAACGGACATACTTTCATGAAAGATGAAAATGGACAACCTGTAATCGTAGGTCCTGGTCTTTTAGAGCAAATCGTCAACACTGACACTTACTCTACAATGACTGAGACAAAACTTAAGAACATCATCGGAGACTTATTCTACGGAATGACTGATGCTTCTGTTAAACAAGTAACTTTATATACTGGAACAGGAGGAGCAAGAGAATTTGATGAAGCTCTTAAAAGCCACTTTTCAAATAATACTTTTAAAGTGGGTGGAGAAAACAGATTTATCACAGGTTCAGGACGTAACCTAGGATTAACTGGATACTTCACTACCTATGAGCATGTAGATGGACACACGATCAACGTGGTAAAATTACCAATCTTTGATCATGGTGCCGTGGCGCAAGCTCGTGCAAAACACCCTGTAACAGGATACTCTTTAGAGTCTTACAGAATGGTATTTGTTGATCAATCAAATTATGATGGTCAAAATAACCTTCAAATGATTTCTAAGAAAGGTCGTGAGGCAATGAGATGGTGTGTAGCTGGATCTGTAGTCCCTAGAGGATTCTCAGGATCTGATGCTAGAGCATCTGACATTGACGGGGCGTCTGTGCACATGTTAAAGACAGCAGGTATTGTGTTAAGAAGATTTGACACATCTATTGATATTACGTGCACAGCATCGTAACATAGGCATTAATTTGCGTCTATATATTGGTTTTTGATTAAGGTTGTGGGGATTAATTTCCCCATGACTTTAGTCTTTAATCTAACTCAGTTAGGAGAGTTATTCTTTATATCCTAACAACTTAACCTTAAAAAAAGAACTGAATTATGAGTAAAAAAATAACAATTAGACAAAAGGAAATATTAAACCATTTGCCTAAAGCGGTAAGAGCTGAGGCCGTATCCAAACTCAGTAGTGTTTATGTAAATAGACAACCTTTAAAACCTTTTACCCCTGAAGAAGAAAAGAAATACATGCAAGGTATTTTAGATGTTAATCCTGATCACGTTGATTGGCCTAAATATTCTAAACAATACTGGGCAGAAATGACAATTCCTGTAGGATTTACTGGGGTAGAACTAGAAATAGGTACGGATGATAATGATATGCCTCTACAAATAGTAGACTATATTAAATATAGATTTGCATTAAAACATCCTCATGTAGCTATGACTAAAAATGAAATGGATGCTGATTTTAATAAAAGATTTTATATTCAAGATTTAACAAGAGAAGATAAATCTAGAAACAATGAAATACAAATAAAGAAAGATGCAGATAAAGAATTTATTAAATTATCTTCTAGTGCTAAAAACATGAAGAGAGTTTTAAGACTTTTATCTAATGTTAATCCTGATAGAATGACAGCAGATCAAATAGAAAATTCTTTATATGAAATTAAAAATTCAAATCCAAAGAAGTTTGTAAGAATTACTACAGATAAAAATTTAGAACTAAAAGCTGAGATTGAAGAAATGGTAACAGCTGGAGTTCTTAGAAAAATAGGAAACCAGATAATTTATATTGATGAAGTACTTGGCGAAAACATGGATAATGCAGTCGTCTACTTAAAAGATAAAAAGAACTCTGGAACACTAACAATAATGAGAGCTAAACTTAAAGAATTAGCATTAGTATAATATGAATGTACAAGAAATGCATTTAGCAATACAGCAAGGAGTGGATAAAATAAATTCACTCCAAGCTGATTTGCTTTTACCACAAGAAATAGATATAGAATTAAATAAGTCTATGATAAGATTTATTAATACTAAATATGGTAAGAATAATAAATATAGAAAAGGATTTGAGGAGTCACAAAAACGTATTGATGATTTAAGATCATTAGTAAGAGAATATGAAGCACCTACACTTTTTAAAGAAGTGTTAGGAGCTAAATTTCAAATTGATACTTTTACTTTACCTCCTGATTATTTATATCTAGTTAATACATTAGCTAGAGTACACAGAAATAATACCTGTACTGAAGTAGATTATTTTTTAAATGAACCTACACCTTTATTATTTTTTACTATTTCTTTAGATGCATTTGTTTGTAATAACAACTCTTCAATTGCAGATTCAATTATAATGTATGAAGATGCAAGCGATTTAACACAAGGATCAGCTATTGTATGGCAAAATAATAATAGTTATCAATTTCCACAGGATATAAATTCTGTTAGAGGAGATATATTAGATAACCCAGGAACAGGGTTTACAATATACTGGGAACAGTTTGGAGAACTAAACTATCAAGGACAGTTTATTGTAGTACCAGATCCAAATGTATTTCCTTGGTTAGAGTGGGACGCATCAGTAGGTACAGTAACAACTATAGTTAATGTACAATCTGGAGGAGCACATTTACAAAGTAGAGATCCTTATTATTCAGCTGCTAATTTAAAAGAGAAAAGAGTATTAACTGGAGAGCCTACAGAAGTAACAGTAAGTAGTAAATTTGTTCAACAAGATGATGTATTTACATTACTAACGGACCCCTTCAATACAACCAAACATACATCACCAATATATACAATACGTGGGAACGCTATAGATATGTACACGAGTGATATATTTATAATAGACGCTTTGAAAATAACTTATATAAGAAAACCCTCTAAGATTTCGTTATCTTTGGGGATTAGTTGTGAATTACCCGAACACTGTCATCAAGAGATAGTGGACATGACTGTAAGTAGCATACTGGAAGGGATCTCTGATCCACGGTATCAAACTCATCAAATAGAGGTAAATAAAAATGAATAAATAATTTAAAAAATAAAAAAATGGCAAGACATTTAATTATTGGAGACGGTACTGCATTTGGTGTAACCAATGGGTTAGTAGATGACGGTGCAGTTTCTGTACAAAAATTAAGCGCATCTGGACCTACTGAGTTAGTTATTGGTGAAACTTTTGTAGATGCTCCACAAATAAGAATAGTTGCAGGAGGACCTGATGGTTTAAACGTTGCAACTCCTTGGTTTTATGGTAGAGATGTAATTGATTACAGTGGTAAAGCATTTTCTGATGCAACAGCACAAACTTCTACTATTTTACCAGTTGGTTCTAACGCAGCAACAGCAAAAGAAATTGAAGTTAAATTTGTAAGATCAAGCGGTCCTAGGACATCAGAATCTTTCAAATTTAGCGTAACAATTGGTGCAAGTGCAAACGTTGCAACATCTGGAACTGCAATTCACGATGCTTTTGAAGCTTTAAGTAATACACCAGACTGGTTAAATCCTTTAGCAGCAGATAACGGTGCGGGATTAGTTACTTTTACAGGAGCAAAAAGAGGTGACGTAGCTCAAAGTGGTAACACTTGGGATTATGAGCCTGTAGTATTTAAAGTTCTAGTTTCAATTAATCCAGAAACTACTCAGACTTACACAGTTACAAATCATGTAATTGATGCAAACCCTGGATACGGTGATGGATTTGCAGTAAGAGAATATGAAAAAAATCAGCAAGGAACATCTCATGGATTTTATTTCAGAGGACACTTACCACAGCAACCTACTTTTATGTCAGCAACAGGTACTGATTATGACATGTACAACATTATAGCTACTAAAGATGGATCTTCAAGCTCTCAAATTCACGGAGTTGATAATTTAATAGAAATTTCTATTGCTTTAAAAGAAGGAGATGCTGATAGTGCAGTTGTTGAGGCAAAATTAAACGGTTATTTCGCAGGAGTATTTCCTACTGTTATACTGTAATTATTAACTTTTAAAAAAAATAGAATAAAATGGCAAATCCAAAATTAATGACAGCACGTGCTACATACGACTTTTCAGTTGATGGTGGTGCTGTAAGTACAATTGTACCGTCTAATTCAGCAATCGTTCCGGATAACGCAGTTATTACAAATGTTTATCATGTTACTACTACAGCTTTAACAAGTGGTGGTTCAGCAACTCTTGCACTTACTGCAGGAGGGATAACTTTAAATGCAGCAGTAGCTTTTGATAACGCAGACTACGCGGACGAAGCTGTAATCCTTAACGAAGTTAACGATAAGACTACATCTTCAACAGGTATTCAATTTGTAATTGCAACAGCAGCTTTAACTGCTGGTGTAGTTGATGTATATGTTGAGTACTACTTAATGGGAGAGTCTGCATAAGCAGATTATCTAATATAAGACTTATAGGGGGCATTAGTCCCCCTATATATCTTTTTCTAATTTTAAAA